GAAATAGATTTTACTGGTAATGAACAATCACCAGTAAAAACTAAAATGCACATTGATAGTAGTGAAGGAAAATATCACATCGAAAACTATCAAGATGTTTCACGAATTTTAGAAAGAAACAAAATTGAACGAAACGCAGGTGCATATAAAGTAAAAGGTTTGCAAGATGCAAAGATGTATAAAGTTGCATCACTACCTTTAATAGTCGTACAACAATTAGCAAAACAAGGGATTATGACAATGAGTGGTCAGTTACAAGATCGTGAAAGATTTTTTAAATGGCTGAATGATCCTGATAACGAAAAATTTAAAATTTATCCGAAGAAAGTATAATGGCACTAGATACATACGCAAATTTAAAAACAGAGATTGCAAGTTTCTTAAACCGTGATGATTTAACTTCACAGATTGATACTTTTATTGATCTAGCTGAAACAAGACACGCAAGAGATTTACGCATTCGAGAAATGGAAACTGTCGATACTTCTATTACAACTGTTGCAGGTACACAATCTTACGATTTACCAACAGGATATTTAGAACTTCGATATGCTATGTTGCAAACATCACCATACACAATGTTGCAATACATGAGTCCTGCTGATTTTTTTCGTGTGTATAATGCAGGTGAAGGAAGCGGTATGCCAGTTTACTATACGATTGTTGGAAAAAAAATATATTTAGGACATGAGCCAGATAGTGCAAATGTTTTAGAACTTGGTTTTTTTAAAAGACCAACTGCTTTGTCAGATTCAAACACAACAAATGATGTATTAACAGATTTTCCTGATTTGTATTTATACGGATCACTTGCAGAAACTTCACCGTTTTTAATGCAAGATGAAAGATTGGCTGTATGGTCATCACTTTATAAAGAAGGAGTTAGAACAGCAAACGAGTCAGCACAGAGAGGTCGTGTATCGGCAGCTCCGTTGCAAATGTCAGCTAGAAGGGTTGTATGATTGAGTTTGGACAACTGTTGGCAGATTTACCAACATTAAAAAATGGTGGAGCAACAAAAGTTGATAATGTTATTCCTTTAGCAAAAGGATATAAAAGCATTCCTAGTTTTACTGCATTAAGCAGCACAGGATTAACTGGAACACCAGTAGGATTATTTACAAGTTTTTCTGCTTCAGGAACAACAAACTATGCAGGTGATAATGGTAAGTTATATCAAATGGATAGCAACTTAGTCTTTCAAGATAAAAGTAAAGCAGGTGGATATAACGGATCAACAACAGCAGGTAGTAGAGATTTTTGGAGTTTTACACAATTTGGTGCAAACATTCTTGCAACAAATGGTGCAGACAATATACAAAAGTTTGAAGAAGGAACAGATACAGCTTTTTCAGATCGTGTAACATTAAAAGCCAAATATTTAGCAATCATAAGAGATTTTGTTTTTGCAGGTTACACAACGGAATCAAGTGTTGTTTATAACCAACGAGTAAAGTGGTCTGGACTAAATGATAGTTCAACCTGGACTCCTAGCCAAGCAACTCAATCTGGTTTTCAAGATATTGTTGGAACACATGGATCAGTTCAAGCAATGGTCGGTGGAGAAAGTTTTGGTATTATCTTCATGGAAAGAGCTATTTACAGAGCTGACTATGTTGGTACACCATTAATTTTTAATTTTAACAAGATTGCAGATAACATTGGTGCTTTTGCTCCACGATCTGTTGCATCTTTTGGTAATCAAATATTCTTCTTAGCACAAGATGGTTTTTATAAACTAACAGGTGGTCAGCAGCTTACACCAATTGGTAATGGTAAAGTTGATGAATTCTTTTTTAATGATATTACATCTAATCTTGAAGGTGTAACGTCAGCGATAGATCCAAACAATAGTATTGTTGTGTGGTCATATCGTGGTGATGGTGCAACTGGCACAGATTTTATAAATAACAAATTGTTAATTTATAATTATTCTACTGATCGTTGGTCAACAGGATCAGGTCAGGATTTAACATTTGTGCAAAGTGCATCACAAGAAGCATTTAATACTTTAGAAAGCTTAGATGTTCTTGGCACATTAGATGGATTACCACGATCATTAGACTCGTTCTTTTATGATGAAGGAGTTATTGGTCTTGCAGGTTTTAATTCAGAAAAAAAGTTTGGTAAGTTTTTAGGAGCTTCTTTATCAGCAACAGTAGATACAACAGAGTTTGAAGGTGTTGATGGCAGAAGAAGTACATTAATAAATGCAATACCAATAGTTGATGCTAATGGAGAAGATACAACCATAACGGTAACTCCGATCCATAGACCATCACAAGCAAATGCCGTAAGTACAGGAACAGCAGTAACACAAAATACTTCTGGTAATTGTCCTATGAGAACAACGGATCGCTATCACAGACTTCGTGTAAGTGTGAATGGCAACTTTACAAATATGTTAGGTGTTGACGTAGAAACTAGACCTGAAGGTAAAAGGTAATGACAAATCAGTTTTTAAATGTGCCATTGTCAATGCCAGACAACTCGCAGCATTTACGATTAGTTAGTTCTACATTGAATAACGTAATGGATGGCAAACTAAACAGTACAGGAACAATTACACTTACTGCTAGTGCAACATCGACAACATTAACAGATGCTAGGATTGGTGGTGATAGTGTTATTGTGTTTATGCCAATTACAGCTAACGGCAAGACAGCAGAAAATAATTTATTTGTTTCTGCTAGAGCAAGTGGATCGGCTACACTAACACACGCAAGTTCAAGTAATACTGATCAAAACTTTGCGTACATTATTATTGGATGATTGTAAAAGTACCAAAGCAAGATGTAGATTTTGTTTGGAAAGATTGTAAACCATTTTTAGAAAAAGCTTTGGATGATACTTATAGTCTTGAAGATATTTATAAAGGTATACAAAAAGATTTCTTTCAACTTTGGATAAGTTGGCAAGGTGGTGTGGAATGTGCTGTCATTACAGAAATGGCTGAGTATCCACAAAAAAAAATATTACGATACTTTCTCGCAGGAGGAAAAAATCTAGGTCATTGGTTGACCGACATACAAACGAAAATAGAAGATTTTGCAAAACGCAATGGCTGTGATGCTATTGAAGTAGCAGGTCGCAAAGGATGGATTAGAAAACTACATGGTTATAATCAACCAGTTTTTATTATTAGGAAAGATTTATGAGTAAAGGTAGTAACCCAACAAATGTAACAACAACAACTTCGGCAGAGCCAAGTGAATTTATTAGACCATATTTTCAACAAGCAATAGATTACGGTCAAGATTTATTTGAGTCGCAAACTCCACAGTTTTTTCCTGAAGCAACGTATACAGGTTTTGCTCCGCAGACAGAAACAGCATTACAATTAGCACAAGCAAGAGCAATACAAGGTAATCCGTTACTTGGATCAGCACAAACAGAAGTAAATAAAATTTTACAAGGTGATTATCTATCCCCTACTTCTAATCCGTTTTTACAAAATGTTGCACAACAAGTAGCAGATAATGTTACAAGCCAAGTACAATCACAATTTACTAAAGCAGGTCGTTTAGGATCAGGAGCAAATCAAGAAATACTTGCAAGAGAATTAGCAGATGCACAAAATAGATTATTTGCCGATAACTTTGCAGCAGAAAGACAAAGACAGTTTGATGCTGTTCAATTAGCTCCATCTTTAGGTCAAGCCGATTACGATGATATTGCACAACTTGGACAAGTAGGTGCAGCTCGTGAAGATTTAGAAATGGCAAAATTACAAGATGCAATTGCTAGATTTGATTTTGAACAACAAAGACCATTTTTAAAATTAAGAGAATATCTTGGTACACTTGGTGCAAATGTTCCAACAACAACTGTATCTACACAACCTGTATTTAGAAACACAGGTGCAGGTATTTTAGGTGGTGCATTAACTGGTGGAAAAATTGCAGGTCAAATTGGTGGTAGCTCAATGTTTGGCAATCCGTTATTTGGTGCAGCAGCAGGTGGACTACTTGGAGGATTTTATTAATGGGTATTTTTGATAACAGAGGAATGTATAGAGGTTATGAATTAAATCCTAGTATTCCAGCAGGTTTTGTTTTAAATCCTTTTAACAATATTCAAAATAAAGGTGAAACTCTCTATAAAGATTTAAGTACGTTTTCTTTTCCAAATCAAAGTTTTAGTGATAATCCTATAATTGGAGAAAATAAATTTACAAATGTTTTTGCAGGTGGCAGATCATTATTAGACAATATTTACGGCAGATCAGCAGATAGAGATTATAAAATAAACACTCCTAATGTAGTTAGAATGGCAAATGCTAATACATCAGGATTATTTAGAAATAGAACACCAACAAAATCAAGTGGTGCTTTTGTAGATCCTAATATAGATAATCCTCTTTTAAGAAATTATCCTCAATTAAGAGATCAAATAAATAATGTTTATTCACGAATACCTGAAAATCAAAGAAAATTTGTTACAGTACAAGATGGTAAAGTAGTTTTTGATTTACCTGAAGAATTTGAATTCGGAAATCCTAATACTACAACAAATCAAACAGAAAATGTAACAAGCAATATTCCTCAATTTAATACAGAACAAGAATATTTAAAAGCTTCTGGTTTATTAGATCAACAAAGAAAACAACCTACAACTACTACTGGTACATCACAAAATACATCTGCAAAAAAAAGAAAAGGTTTACTAGATCAATTTAAAGATTTTGTAAAATCAGATTACGGTACTGATTTTGCTATGGGTTTATTACAACAAAGCGGATATTCAACTATGCCACAAACATTAGGTCAAGCTATTGGTATGGCAGATGAGTATGCTACAAATAAAAGTCTAGCAAGAGAAGAACTAGACATTAAAAGACAAGCTGCACAGAAAAAAAATGTCGATAAAAAAGATTTTGCTTACATTGTAAAAAATCCTAATGATGGATCAATTTACAATGCTTATCAAACTGATAGTGGAATTGTAGTTGATGTTAATGGTAAAGATAAACCATTTAGAAATAATATGTTTGGTGGTGAATTACCTGCGGAAATTTCTACTGTTGGCAATTTAGGTGATACAAATATATCTGGTAATGCTTTTATTAAAATTAAAAGCGATCTTGAAACAACAGAAAATCAGTTACAAAAAATTGCACGATATATGGAGAATGTTGATACAGCTCCACAAGGTATGGAGAAGTTGGCTACACAATTTAACACTTATATAAAAACTATTTTAGCTGACAATGATTTAAATCCACAAGAATTAAAACAGGCAATTATAGCTGGTGAGTTTCAAGGATTAATAGGAGCAAACAGAGTAGAAGTTGTTGGTGGCGGTGTAATGACCGAACAAGATGCTGCAAGAATTATGTTAGCACTTGGTGGCGATCCTGCAAACATAGCTACTAATCCTGATGTAGTGATTGGATTGATGTCAAATATATTTGCTGAAAAATATAATACATATAAAGATGCACTAGAAACATATAACATAAATGTTACTTCTGGTGGATTTACTAATTATCCAAAAAAAGAATTAATTAAATTTAATGATAATTTTTTAGAAACAATTAATCCTCAAAAATTATTAGAATTAGATTTATCTGATATTCCTAATTTTTCAAAAAACCAACTTTTTAGATTATTAAGAAATAATACAGATGCAAATGGTGAAGTAATCGAAGAAAGATTTAGTGATTTAGAAATTTCGCAAATAATAGAATTGGCAAAAAAATATAACATAGAAATAGACTTAGGTGAATAATGGGTAGTTTAACTGAAATATTAAATTCTTTAGAAAAAGATGTTGTATC